TCGCCCGGTTATATTTTGGTTCGCGGCGTTCTGATAAGCGCCGTCGACATACAGCTTCAGACTGCCTGAAGATTCGCGCACAACTGCAATATGTTGTGGAGTTCCAACCGTCATGGTGGGTCCGCCGGCGGATGATCCAGACCCGCCAACGTAGGACGCCAGACGCATCGTCGTACCATCGACATCGGTTCCAACCCAGTCAGCGTTATTGTAAGCGTCGCTGCTATCGCCGAGCGCGGCCCAGAAGTGACAATAGCCATTTATATCGGCAACAAGATCGACCCATGCCATCCATGTATAAGCTGCGTTGTGGTCGATGACGCCGGACGCTTTAAGGCCGTAGTCGAACGCGGTGGCGCCGGCGTATAGGCTCATGCCGCCCCTTACGCAGCGTCGCGCAATTCCGCCATCAGCAGGTACAGATCGCCGGTCGCGGTGTCGTTGGTGGCGTCGGCAGCATCGCGGGCAATGCTTATTCTCAGGTAATCCGCTGCTGCTGCGGAGTCCTGCGTGGTCAGTGTGACGCTGCATTGCTTTATGTAGCCTGCCGTACCTGGCACAGTGACCGCACCGCTGGCGTTTTCCGTGTCGAAGCTCGTTGTGGCGTCAAGATCGACAGCATCGGCGTCCGTTATGGCTTCGACGGCGGCCAGCATTTCGATATTGCCGCTGGTCGCGGACGCCATCATGAAGGTGAGAACCAGCGTCATCGTGCCGGTCATCCCCTGCGGTGCCGCCAGCGTCCAGTAGGCGGTTTCCTTGGTCGCGGCGTCAAAGGCCAGCGCCGGGCGGGCGTTGATCGTGGTGAGCTGCGGGAAATTAGAGGCAGGGAATTCCGCCGAGAATGGCGCCAGGATCGCGCGGGTTGTGGGCATCACGATACCTCGTAACGAGCTTCTAGCAGTGCCACGAACAGCCTGGCCTTCTGCTTCGCTTTCAGAATTCCGCGTTGCGGCTGCGGGATGGCGGCATTGCCTGCGGCTGCGCCGGTGGTTTCCCACCAGTCATCGACCGCGTTGATAGTATCGAGAAGCTGTTGCTTCGTGACTCCGCCGCAGTTGTCTGCCGTGCGCATGATCTTTTCCCAGATCGCGCGGCGTTGTTCGGTGGTTAGGGTTGCCATGACGTTTCCTTACGAGATGTCCAGCCAAAGGTCATTGGTTTGCGGGTTGCTCGGCGCTGAGGCGGAAACGGTGATGTCGAGCGCGGCCCATGCCGTGCCGGTGCACCAGTACGCCTTGTTGTTCGTTGACAGGCGCATGATCGCCCCGGCCAGCGCCGTCGTTGCCGTCGGCAGCGCCGCGACGACGACGACCTGCTGCGGGGATAGCCCCTTCATGCCGCGTTACGCGAAGACGGTGACGCGGATCGCGCTGGAGGCCGGCGCGGTCGTGAAGGTGATCGTGCAGGTATTGACCGAGGTCGCCGTCACGTCGGCCATCACGAAAACGTCGTCCGCCACCTGGCGCAACTGCACCTGAATGTCCTTGGTATTGAGGTTGTGGGTGACGACGATCGCCGTCGTACTGCCGTCGCCGATGGTCCCCGAATACTTGCGCACGACGACGGCGGTATCGATGGCGACCGAATCGGCAGCGACGCTGATACCCGTGCCGGCGCCGACGTTGAAGTCGTTGGTCGAAAGCGTCAGGCCGTTGCCGGCTGTATATACAGCGCCGGCGTCGAACTGGGCGAAGGTGATGTTGGTCGAGCCGATGGTGATCGGCGCCTGCGTGCTGCTGACGAAGCGCTTGCCGCCGTTGGCCGTGCCGTTGGTCACGAAGACCGCGGCGCCGTAGAGTTCGGCGGCCGTATCGGCGTCGGTGGCACGGGTCGGCGCGCCGGCCCCGTTGACGGTATAGATGCCGTTTTCCGTCTGCGTCGCCTGGTCCTTGATGAGGATGCGGTCGTTGGTCGCCAGCGTCACGCCGTCGACGCTGGACCCGTTGGCGAAGCTGGAGGCCAGCGTGCCGGCCGCCGTGGTGGCGACGCGGACCTCGTTTTTCCACGAAATGCCGGCGACGGCATCGTCGACGTAGTTCTTGTTCGCCGCATCGGTGCCGTTGGTCGGCGCCGCCAGGCCGGTGATCTGCTGGCTGCCCATCGCCACCGCGGCGGTCGGCGTCGCCATCTGGTCGAGGCGGTTGGTACGGACGGCGGTATTGAAGTCGGAGATCGTCGAGGCGGTCTGCGTGCCGGTGTGGTTGGCGCGCGCCAGCGGGTCGGTCGCCAGCTTGGCCAGCGGGATGTAGCTATTGGCGACCTTCGAGGCGTCGATGGCGATCCACGCGGAGCCGTTCCAGACCTTGGCCGTGACGTCGGTGGTGTCGTAATAGACCTGGCCGACGACCGGCGAACCCGGCGCCGAGGCCAGGTTCTGCAGGCGGGCGTTCTGCAGCTCGTTTTTGTTGAGGTCGATATTATTGAGGTATTTCATGATGGCCCTTTCAGTTCAGATAGGCGGAACCGCCAAACGCGGCGGTGAAATGGATGGCGATCTGGTTGGTCGACAGATACTCGACATCACCGTGAACCGTGGTGCCGGCGGAATCGACGACGGTTGTCGAGGGGTAACGATTGAGGCCGTGGGTGATGGTCCAGTCGGCCGACGGGACGCCCTGGGTGTGCACGTAGTTGGCGCCGGACAGGCCGGGAATGCCCTGCGGTCCGGTCGCTCCCGGTGTCCCTTGCGGCCCAGCCGGCCCCTGCTCGGCGACCTCGACCAGTTCGACCGCAGTGCCGGCCAGCTCGAGCACCTGCAGATCGCCGGGCTCCTCGATGACCAGGTATTCCGGCGCGCTGATTTCGATCAGGTCGGTCACGGCGCGGTGTCCGGGTATTCGTCTTCCTCGACCAGGCCGAGGCGCCCGCGCAGCAGCAACGATTCGCGGCCGAGGGAATCGGTGAAATAGAGGCGGTAGCTGGCGCGTTCGGCGGCCAGCGCGGTATCCGTTTCGTCGAGGGTGATCGCCACCGTGCCGGCAACGCCGCCAAGGACGATGTGACCGGAGAGCGTGGTGAATTCCAGCGGCGTTTCCGGGGCGGCATCGGCCAGCAGGTCGGTGATGACCAGGCGGGCGCTGCAGCCGGTCAGGTCGACCGGGGTTTTGGCGGGGCCGGCCCTGCGCGTGAATTCCAGCGACCAGGGCAGGCCCTTGACCATCGCATGCGGGCCGAGCAGATCGAACTTGACGCCGAGTGCTGCCATCATTCGTCCTCGCAGCCGACGGTCACGGTCTGCACCGCGAACGCCAGCGGAAAATAGCCGAAGCCGTCGGTGATCAGCGGCGGCGGCGGTGCGATCGCGCGCACCAGGCCGACCGTTCCGGGGCAGTGCCAGCCATCGAGCGCGGCCATGGCCTCGGCGAGCAGCGCGGGTGCTTCGTCGCGCACCGCCTGGGCGCCGACGTTCTGGCGGGCGTTGCGCACGACGGCGATGGCCAGCCAGGTCTCCTGCCAGCGCGAGCTGCTGCCCTCGTCGTCCGAAAGCGGCTTGTAACTGTGCAATACCAGGTGGAGCGCGGGCGTTACCTGCGCCTTTTCCCTGACGCCGGCAAGGTCTGCTGTCGCGAAAATGTTATCGCCGGCGGCCGGGCACAGCGCCTTCAGGCGCGCTTCCAGGAGGGGGCCGGCGTCGAGGAGGCCCATGTCAGACGTTGAACGGCGAAGTACGGCGGCCGGTCACGATCTCGACCAGCCCCTGCGAACTGTTGGCGGCCGGGGCGGCTGCCGCATCGATGCGCATGCGCCCGACGGCGAGCGCGGCCAGCAGGTTGCGCGCCTGTTTCGCGCGTTCCGCTACCAGATCGGTCGGCGCGTCGGAATACAGCGATTCGCGCGCCAGGTCGCAGGCGATGCGCGTCAGCAGATCCGGAACCGGCGCCAGCGGCAGCGCATAGCGGCCGACCAGCGCGGCGTCGATTTCGGCGTCGGCATCGGCCAGCGCGCGCGCCACCTTGGCTGCGTCGATCTCGCCCGTGCCGTCGGTATCAGCAACCTGGGAAAGCTCGACCTCGGTGAAGCGGGCGATCAGGTCGGAGAGTTGGGCATAAGCCATGCGTTACCCGGCGGCCTGGCCGGCATCCGCGGTAACGCGCGTAACGGTCAGCATCGGTTCCCCTTCGATTGCGGCCAGCGCGGCGGCGTCGAGTGAGGAAAGCAAAACGGTGGTGGGGGTCTTCGACCAGGCACGGCCGGCGCGGCGGAAGCCTTCGGTCTTGCTGGTGACGACGATCGCGGCCGGGGCGGCTGCGGGCTTGACTTTCGGCGGCATGGCCGGCTCCTTCGCAATTCTGGAAACGCTCATGACAGCCCCCTCGGTGGAAGGGGCTGGGGATCAGCGCTCCCGGCTTAACCGAGCCAGGGATTGACGATCAGGTTCACCGCCTTGTAGTTGGTGTTCGATTCGCCGGACGCCAGGTATTCCTTCATCAGGACCGCCTCGGCCTCGGCGCGGCGGGTCGGGCCGCACACCAGGTGCGTGGCCATGACCGGCAGCGGCGAGCCATCCGGGCGGCGCTGGGTTTCCAGCGCCAGGCGGGCCGCGACGAAGGCGGCCGCATCGAGCGTTGCCTTGGAACCGTAGGCCAACTGGTGGAAACCGAAGCCGGCGACGTAGCGCGCCTCGGCGCCGAATACGTACTGGCGCTCGAAGAAGACGTTCGGATCGGTGGCGCGGTTGAGGCTGACGAATTCGGCGGCCTTGCGTTCCTGGAAGATCAGCGGCTTCATGAAGTTGCGCGACAGGTCCATCAGGAACCAGACCCCGCCGGAACCGCCGCCGGTGTTGCTCCAGGCGGTTTCGGCGCCGGCCGACGTGTAGCCCACGTGATCGGTGTCGAAGAAATACTGGCCGTCGAAGCCCGTGGTCGCGAAGCCGGTCGGCAGCAGGCCCCAGACCAGTGAATCCGGATGCGCGGCGACGATCTCGCCCTGCATCGCGAACATCGGGGAATAGATGCCGAGGCGGTCGTCCTCGATGTCGTTGCGGTCGACGCCGATCGTGTGCTCGTAATTCTTGTTGGTGAGCTGCGCGGCGGACGATTCGAGGTTGTGAATGGTGCGCTGGCCGACCCATTCGCGCATGCCGGGGAGGTCCTTCATCCAGCCGTAATTCTCGGTCTTGGTCGATGACGGCACGCGCATGGCGACCTGGTCGAGGCTCGGGGTGACCGAACCGAAGCCTTTCAGAAACGCGGCATTGAAGCCTTGCAGCAGGGTGGCAAGAGTGAGGTGAGTGATCAACATGGTGTTAGCTCCTGTTACAGGCCGAGGCCGATTTGAACCCAGACGCCGACGGCATCGACGGCAACGATCTTGCCAGCAGCGCTGCGGGCGCCGGCGCCATCCGTCAGTGCGACCGTCTGGTCGTCCAGGATGTAGCAGGTGGCGCCGACGTTGGCCTGGGCGATGAGGTCGCCGGCCGACGAGTTGCCGAAGCGGAAGATGCCGCGCTTGACGCGCACGCTTACGGCGCCATCCGAACCGGCGTTGACCACGGTATCCTCGGCGCGACCGACGGCGATGCGGCTGGTAGCCGCGGCGCCAGGCGCCGCATAACCGGCGTTAAGGGCGACCAGGCTACCCTGGTAGACGGTGGTGGAACCCTTGACCGGGAAGTCGAAGACCTCGCCGTCACGTTCCGGGGTGTTGCGAGCAGCAGACAGAGCAGCCATGGTTTAAGCCTCCAGCTTGCCGGCGGCGAACTGGTCGGCGGTCAGGCCCAGGGCCTTCATGACCGCGACGTCGACGTCGGTGGGTTGATTTTTCGCGGATTGCCCGCCCTTGCCGCCGCCCTGCATGCCCTGCAGCGCGGCGATCGCCGGTGTCTTCTCGACGTAGGCCTTGAGCGCGGCGAGGTTGGACTTGCCGAGTTCGACCGCCCAATCCTTCTGGGCAGGGAGCAACTTGCCGGCGGCGAGCGCGGCCTCGACCACTTCACCGACCTCGCCATCGTTGAGACGGGCGGTCAGCGCGGCGACCTGCGTCTGCAGCTGCTGCATGGTCTCGACCGCGACGAACTTCGCCGGATCGGGATTCGCCGCCTTGAGCGCGGCAACCTGCGTGCTGAGGCCATCGGCGGATTCCGCCTTGGCTTTCAGCGCGGCAACTGCCGCCAGGGCGTCGGCTTCGCCGGCGTCTTCGGCCAGGCCGATGGCGCCCAGCAACTTCTTGAGGGTTTCGTTCATGGTGTCCTCTGGGGTGGATAAGTCGTTGAGAGCCGTCAGGGCGACGGCGGCCATACCGGTCAGGCCGGGGTTGTTGGTCAGCGCCGCCATGCGGATGTCGAGTACCTCGCCGCTGGCGCGGTCGTACTCGAAGACGGGCGAGATGTAGCGGTATTCGCCGTTGGCGATGCGGGCGGCCGCCGGGGGCGTCCATTCCAGTGCGGTCGCAAAAAGGCCGCGGCCGTCGCGCCATTCCAGCGAACGGCCGGCGAACCAGCCGGCGGCGGGCGCGGGTTGGCCGTTCTTTTCGGCGAAGAGGGTCTGGTGCTCGTAATCGATCACCAGCGGGTTGGCCTTGGCGGCAACGCGGGCGATCAGGCGGGCGGCGCTGCCGGCGTCGAGTTTCCAGTGCGGCGCATCGGCCGGACGGCCGGAGCCGTCGCTGGCGCGAAAGGTGCCGGCCGGCAGCAACTGCACGGCGGCGCCGTCAGCGGGAAGCGCTGCGGCCAGGGAAGCTACTGAGGTCTTGCGGTGATTCGCCATGCCGCCGATTTTGCGCGGCGGGCTGCGGGGCGGTCAGGGGGAAGGGGTTCGGCGCCCCGCCGCTAACAAGATCAGTCGCAGTGGTCGCGCATCCGGCGTTCGGCGGTTTCGCGCTCGGCGCGCGCCTGGTTCTGGCTATTCTGCCATCCCCAGTCCTGGTAGCGGGCGACGCGGCGGTCATTGGTTGCCTTGTCGCTCTGCGCCGCATTGCAGCGCGATGCCTTCGCCTGGGCGGCCCGCCGGTCGTCGGCGGCCACCGCGGCCGCCTCGGCATTGAAGCGCGCTTCGTCGGCGGCCTTCTGGCGCTCGATGCGCTGCAGCTGCTGCTTGTCGCTCAGGGCACGGCGCAGGGCGTCGATCTCCGCGCGCTGGTCCGGAGCGCCGGCGCCGCTGACAACCCGACCGCTCTGACCTGAGCACGGGACATCCGAATAAACGCCGCCGCATTTGTAAGTCTGCGCCGCAGCGCTCCCGGACAACACGACCAGCAAGACCAGCAATACCCGGAGCACGACTTTTCCTCTTTGCGAACGAGTTGCGGACATTATCCGCCCTGCTTGAGTCTTCGTACAACACCTCCGCTGTTTTGTCATGCGAACACGGGCGCGCGAGTGGCTGTTGCACTGCTGTTGCACCGCGCAGGCTGCATTATTTTCTGGCGGGGCTACCAAGATGCTCACCCGGAGCGTTTCAGAGCACCTGGCGATTGCGCAAGATAAGCGCCCGTCTTTTCCAGCACCTGCTTGGCGTCCTCGGGCGCCGCCCGGTAATTCTCGACCAGGGCGGACTCGCGGGCCGAGAGCGTCGTGACGCTGCCGACCCGCTGGCCGGTGAGGACGTAGTAGACGTCGAGCCCCTCGATCATCGACAGCTTGGCGATTAACCCAGCAGTGGCGCGCTTCCTGCCGATGCACACGTCGCGAAGCCCCTGTGAATCGTCTTCCTCAATTTGCCTAGCCGCTTCGGCCATCGACAAATTAAGGCGCTTCAACTCGTCGCGCAAACGAATATGTATGGATTCCACAAAATCGCTTGACACTGTGTAATTTCTCCACAACAATTAACTCACTACGGCGCGAAACACTTCACTAAATCGCGCATCCCCACGACTCAAGACGCAAGGAGGCCAACATGAAACGACCGCCCCCCTGACTAGAACCCAGCCAGGCCT